CCTAGATTCAACACCTAGTTCTACGAAAATCGATTCTTCGCTATTTTTCTGGCCTCATCTCAGAAACAACCTCGCTTTTTCCACCATGTCAACAAACTTGCTTAAACTGCAGAAGATCTCAGTCAAGATCAACGTCTTGAAAGAGACTCTAACATCTGCCAGTCGTGACCACTTCCGACAGAAAGTCGTGAAGAAAGGGATCTACAAGTTCGCACCCAAGCACCTCGCTGAAACGGCAATCAATGGATTCAGACGGAGCCTCACCACACCACAGGCCGTTGAAGAAGACTTCTTAAAGTCGGATCAACCACACCACCCTGTCGTAAGAGACTACCACTACCATCGCGCCCTCCGAGTTGTTGAAAAGCTATTCCGCCCAAGTCGCAGACTCAGGCCGATCTCTTTTCCTGACCTCCGCTACTACCCGTGGAGCCTATCAGTCAGTGCCGAATACCCATTCACAACTGAACCTCGCTGGAGAGACCTTCTCCGCGAAAAGCAACGAGACGGAGAGACAGAGAACGGAGCTTGCTCCTTCCACAATCTCTACAACGAGATCTTCGACCTCAATCGAAAACTCGTTCATCGCATCAAGAACGGCGAACAGCCATTCTGGAACGAAGACAAGGAACCTCAACCTTATGGTTTCATCAATCTTCACTCGCGATCCCACCTCGCAAAACAAGACAAACCCGACAAGATCAGAGCAGTATTCGGAGTACCGAAGCTACTTCTCATGGTCGAGAACATGTTCATCTGGAATCTCCAGAAAGAATATCTCAACAGGAAAGTCGACTCACCCATGTTATGGGGATTCGAAACTTCCCGTGGAGGATGGATGAAGTTGCGAAACAAACTCAGTTTCTCACGCTTCAATTCCGTCATCTCAGCAGACTGGGGTGGCTTTGACCACCGCGCCCTGCACGAAATCATTGATGATGTCCACACAATGTGGCACTCATGGTTTGACTTCGACCAAGGATACGAGCCTACCAACTTCTACCCTCAATCGAACACCGGGACATTTGACTCACAACGCATCGAAAACCTCTGGCATTGGATGACCGAAATGGTCAAACACTATCCAATCAGACTCGAATCAGGCGACACCTACCAATGGCGACACAACGGCATAGCATCTGGCTTCCAACAGACCCAACTGCTTGACTCGTTTGTCAATGCCATCATGTTGCTCACCGTGCTATCATCAGCCGGCATCAACATCGAAAGTCCTGACTTCATTCTGAAAGTCCAAGGTGACGACGGACTCGCTCTATTCGCAGAGCAAGCCTACGCGACACAGAAAGACGCCTTCCTCAAGAAGCTATCAGATGACGCCCTCCGGCGATTTAATGCTGAACTCTCGAGCACAAAGACGACCTTCTCCGACAACCTCAATCACATAGAGGTCCTATCCTACGGAAACATCAACGGCATCGCAACACGCGACGAAGCTGAGCTACTTGCTCACCTTCTCTATCCTGAGCGCCCCCAAGGCATCAAGGAGTGCGCCGCAGCCTGTATCGGCATAGCTTACGCAGCTATGGGATCCAGCAAAGTAGTATACGACATCTGTCGTGACATCCACTCCCACATAGTGAATGATTTGAAAACTCAGCCTTCTAGAGCTGGACTCAAGTCTTTCCTACGAGCCGGGACCCTGGACATCCGTTCAATCGAACGGTTCCCTTCTTACCTTGAAACCTTCAATCAAAACTTCGACCTTACCTGGCGAGCTGAAGCTGACAAGCAAAGACTCTGGCCTTCCAAGCCAACTCAATCGAGTGCATTCCACTTCTTACTCGACTGAAACCCCTTCCTTTAGTAACTTTATACGAGTTGCTTTTCTTTTTGTACGAAATTAGAAACACC